CATTCGGTACAACTATCGAAATAACTACAAAGATAACATTAGAAACTGGAGATAAGCTACAAGGTTTATGTTCTAGTGCATCTAGTGCAGAATATAACGTTTCATTCTTACGACAAACTTAGAAAGGTAATTTATGCCTTATCTAGGTACACAACCAAATGATGTAAAAAAGAATACAGGTTTATATACACCTAGTGAAATATTACAACTAACTAAAGAGGGTAGTTGGGGTGGTAGCTTAAAACTTATTGAGGAACAAACTGTTAGTGGTAATCCAAATAATGTTGATTTTATTAATTTAGCTAATAATCCTTATGATGTTTATTTTTTAACTGCTAGAAATGTAAAGTTAGATTCAAATGGTCAAATATATTTAAGACTATCAAATGATAATGGCTCTAGTTTTATTAGTAGCTCTAGCTATGATTTTGCAAATATGAGTGTAGATACATCTGGTAATGATAATAATTATAGAGATACATCTTCATCTTTTATAGGTATGGAATTAAATACAGGAAATACAAGTAATGATTCTGTAAATTTTTATATATATTTTTATAACTTGCTAGATAGCAGTAAGTATAGTTTTACTACAAATCACTTTTTTAGGCAATATACACCTGCAACAAAAGCTGGTTTTGGTGGCTCTGCTTTAGCAATTGCTGAAACTCATAATGCTATAAGAATATTTGGTGAAAGTTCTAAATTACAAACAAGTGGCACTTACTCCTTATTTGGTATAAAGGATATTTCTTAATGAGTAACTTAAGATTAATTAATGAAACTACTGCTAGTTCTGTTGCAAGTGTATCTATAACAGATGTATTTAGTTCTGATTTTGACATATATTATTTATCAATGACAACAAATGATTTATCAACTGCAACAGATAATAATTATAGATTTATTAATTCAAGTGGCAGTATTATAAGTGCAAGTAGTTATGATTATGCAAGTTTATTTATGCCTATGTATTCAGGTTCTACAGAGGGTAGGGCAACAAATGGAAGTTCTGCTTTAGGTGTGTCTTTTGGTAATAATGGCACTGAGGGTTTTGGGTTAAGTATGTATATATATAATCCATTTAATAGTTCATCATATAGTTTTGCACAAGTACAAAGTGTTTTTAGATATCCTGCAGGTGGGAATCAAAGCTATAAATCTTTATCAGTTTTAAAATCTGCTACTTCTTGTACAGGAATTAATTTTTTTCCCTCATCAGGCACCTATGACAATATAAATTTAAGAGTATATGGATTGGCTGTAAACTAATGAGTTTAGTACAAGTAGCAACAAACACAGTAACAAGTGCAGTTAGTGCTGTAGTTTTAACAGGAATTGATGATGATTCAGTTTATATGGTTACAGTTAATAATTTTGTACCTGTATCAGATGGAGTAAGCCCTGTAACTAGAGTTACTGCTAGTGGTACAGCACAATCCACATCTAATTATGACAGAGCTTTTAAAATATTAAAAGCTGATACATCATTTCAAAATGTTGGTGGTACAAATAGAAGTGCTTTTGATATTTTAACAGGTGCAGGAACAGGAGCAGGGGAACAAAATAATGCAATAATTTATTGTTATAACTTTAATTCAAGTTCAGAATACAGTTTTATTACAGTAGAAAATGTTGCAATAAATGCAAGTGCAAGTACTAGGGGCAGTATGGGTGGAAATGTATACACAGTTGCAGAGGCACACAATGGATTATCTTTTAGTTTTGATAGTGGCAATATTGCAAGTGGAACATTTACATTGTATAAGGTGGTGTAATTATGAGTAGTGAATTTGGATATATACCCGAAAGCCCTGAACAAAGTTTTGGAAATAATAAAGGTATTTTTACACCTACTGATATTTATGATTTAACAAGAGCAGATAAATATACACAGTATGGACAATTAGAATTGATACAAACACAAACTGTAACAAGTGGAACTACTGTAGATTTTACCAATATAAAAGAGGATATTTATAATGTTCATTTTGTAACTTGGGATAATTTAGATAATGATAATAGTTCAGGAACTCCCTCTTTACATACTAGATTATATGAAAGTGGAGTTTTAGAAACTGCAAGTGTTTATCAATATGCAAGACAAATTGGTAGAGATAATGGAACTTTTGCTGAACAAAGAAGCACAGGAGATAGTGCAATATCACTTACTTTAGGAATTGGTAATGCAACAAATAGTAAAACAGGTGGGTATCAATACATTTATAATGCAGGGGATAGTTCTAAATATACTTTTACCACTTTTCTTACTTATGCACCAGCAACAACATCTGATAGTGGATTTACTTTTGGAAGTGCAGTTTTACCACAAACAAGTACAGTAGATGGATTTAGTTATACTTGGTTAGGTGCAGACTTTACAAGTGGCACAGTATCTTTATATGGCATAAAGGAATATTCATAATGAGTACAAATTTACAATTAATAAAAACAACAAGATTAACTGATAATGTGCAAACAGTAAATATTACAAATGTTTTTTCAAGTAATTACGATGTTTATTTAATTAAAGGGTCAAATATGATAGGTAAAAATTCAACTGCAAGTGGTGCTAATTTAAGATTTATAAATGCAAGTGATAGTGTAATAAGTTCTAGCGATTATCATTATGCACAATTAACTTTGAAAGGTGAAGCTAGTTTTAGTGAAAATAGAAGTACAACAGAAACAAGATTATTCAATGTATTTAGTTCATTAGATAATGATGGACAATCTCAAGGTAATATAGCTTATATATTTAATCCATTTAGTTCAAGTTCATATACTTTTTGTCAGTGGCAAGGTGCAAGTATGACAAGTAATTTAAGGGGGCATAAAGGCATTGGTATGTTAGAAAGCACAGTTTCAATGACAGGTTTTCAAGTTGAGGCTAATGAAAGTGCTAGTAGGTTTTCTGGTGAAGGACTGGTTTCAGTATATGGAGTTAAATAATGGCAGGTAGCTTAATAAAAATAGCAGAAACAACAGTTAGTTCAGCAGTAAGTTCTGTAACTTTAACAGGTATTGATAGCACTTATGATGTTTATATGGTTAAAGGAAATGATGTTGTACCTAGTACAGATGGTTCATTTTTATCTTATAGATTTACTGTTAGTGGAACTGCTGATAGTTCTGCAAACTATGACCATGCTTATAAAATTTTAAGAACTGATACATCATTTTCAAATAATTCTAATACTAATCAAACAAGTTTATTTGAGCTTACAGGTGGTACAGGTACAGGAGAAGCAACACAATTTATACATTATTTATTTAACTTCAACAATCCAAGTGAATACAGTTTTATAAATATTGAAAGTACAGGGTTTGACAATACACCAATACTTGCAGGATTTCAAGGTGGTGGAGTGTTAACAGTAACACAGGCTTGTGATGGATATAATATATTTTATTCAACAGGCAACATAGCTAGTGGAACATTCACTTTGTTTGGTTTAAAGAAGTAAGTATAAGAATATATAGTAAGATAGGAGAACTATGGCAATTAAGACAATAGAACAATTTAGAACTGAAGCTACTTCAGAGATTGAATCTGCAAAGCCAATGTATGCTCAAGTTAATAATGAACGAAGAGAATTTACAGATGCTGAGTATGACCAAGCAATCGAAGACTTAGCACAATCTAAATTAGATACACAAGATAATGGCTACGCAAGAGCAAGACAAGAAGCATATCCAGCATTAGCTGAGCAACTTGACTTACTTTACCATGATATGACTTCTGATAAAGGAGATAAAACTGGCGAATGGTACAAAGCTGTTAAAAAAGTCAAAACAGATAATCCAAAACCAAGCTAATGAAACTTGATGTAGTAAGAACTCAGTTTGGTGCTGATGCAACCAATGGCATGCTCTTTGTTGATGGAGTCTTTGAGTGCTTTACTCTTGAAGACCAAGTAAGAGATGGAGCTAAGGTCATGAAGGAGACTGCTATACCACTTGGGGAATATGGCATCACACTTAGAACAGTTGGTGGCTTTGATGCAAAATACACTTCTCGTTATGGAGCTGACTGGCATAAAGGTATGTTGTGGCTACAACCAGACCCAGAAGGATTTAAATATATATTAATTCACACTGGCAATACAGATGAACATACAGCTGGTTGCTTACTGGTTGGAGAGACTCAACAAGATTTAGATAAAGGCAAAGATGGATTTGTTGGTGGCTCTGGAGATGCTTATAAAAAAATGTATCCTAAAGTAAGAGATGCTTTACTTGCTGGAGATAAGGTAACAATCAAATATTCAGATATAAATCTTGAAGCAAAACAATTATCAAACAAAGCAACAGATGATGTCATGCTTACAACAGTCATTGATGATAAGTTTGAAAAAATTATGAAGGAACTAAAAAATCTAAGGAGTGCAGTATTCACAGTTAAAAATATTACTTGAATATAAACTGCCCTTCCTGTAAACAATCTCTTGAATATAATCTAGTTAATGGCAAGCCAACTTACAGCTGTATGAATAAAAAATGTCGAAGTTTTAATGTCATACAAATTGGTGGTAAGATGCATGAAGAAGAATAGGAGATTATGAAAAATAAAGAATATTGGAAATTTATTGTAAGTAAAGCATTTAGAACTGGACTGCAATCTGCAATCTCTTTGTATCTTGCAAACTCAAGTGGAATCATAGATGCAAACATGGTTGAATTAATTGGTGTGGCATTTATGTCATCAGCTCTTTCGGTCATTCAAAATGGTCTTGAGCAAGCAAAACCTAA